GAAAAGGAAACAGACGAAAAAAAAAATTAGGGTTTTATAGTTGGGACTCAATAATTATTCTCGCTATTGAAGTTGGCTTAACGATTAACGAGTTTTGGCAATTGACGTGGCGAGAATTTTTATTATATAAAACGGCTTATCAAAACAAGGAGGTAAGGGAATGGGAAAGGACAAGGATGGTGGCTTATTTGATTTATAAAGTGAATACAAGTGAGAAAAGTCCAAAGAGTTTAAAATCGTTTTTTCCTTTGCCAAGTGATGAAGTTGAAGATGATAAGCCTAAACTGACACAAGAACAATTGGCAAGGACATTAAAGTTGTATGGAGTAAAATAATAAAATGGCACAAGAAACGTTAAAAATTACGATAACCGCAGACAATCAACAAGCGGTTCAAAATATACAAGAAACAGTTACCGCAACAACAAAATTAGGTACTGCGTTTAAAACGTTGCCAAGTACAACCAATCAAGCAACTTTTGCTTTATCAAACTTATCAAGGGTTGCACAGGATGCTCCTTATGGATTTATAGGTATTGCAAATAACTTAAATCCATTATTAGAATCATTTCAAAGATTACAAGTTAGTGCTGGAGGAACAGGAGGTGCTTTAAAAGCAATGGCAAGTGGTTTAATGGGTCCAGCAGGTATTGGTTTAGCTTTAGGTGCGGTTTCATCAATAATAGTTGCATTTGGTCCTAAAATAGCTGATTTCATAAGTGGAACAACTGAAGCATCTAAAGCTGAAAATAAGTTTGCTCAAAGTTTAAGAGATGCAAGAGCCGAAGCAAGTGAGACAGGCATAAGATTACAAGCATATTTATCCATAAGTGAAAATGCAAATGTAAGTGAGGAAAGAAGGGCAGAGGCATTTAAAGCGGTTGTAAATGAATTAAGCAAGGTAAATAAAGCATACGCATCAACAATTACAACTGTTGACCAAGCAAGAGGCGCAGTTGAATTATATACACAAGCGTTGGTAGCACAAGCAATTACTACAAGATATATTGATGAAATTGCTAATAAGACAATTGCTTTAGCAGAAGCAAATAAAAAAATAATACAAACAGGAAGGGAATATTATGCAACATTAGAGTCAACTAAATTAGCTATTAATGGATATGCAGACGCATCGGTTTATCAAGCGAGTGCAATTGCTAAAGCAAAGGATGCTAACATAGAGGCAAGAAATGAAGCTTTAGCTTTAAGAAGTGGAATTATAGGTTTAAGAACAGAGGTAAATAATTTATATGTTAGTGCATCGGGGAATCCTTTTTTTAATTTTATTAAAGGTGCAGATGATACAACAAAAGCAACCGATAAGGCAACTAGAAGTGTTGAAAAATTAGGTAAACAAGCAAGAGTTTTAAAGGTTAGTACAACTCAAATTATACAAACCGAAAATGAAATAAAAACACCTGCAACACCAAATAACTTAAGTAAGGATTTACCAATGTTTGCTCAACAATATAATGCTGAACAAATATTTAAAAATGAAGCAGCGTTAAAAGCATACAATACACAATTGCAATTAGCAAACGGAATTACTGATACAATTACACCAGCATTTGAAGCAATGTTTCAAGCTATGGCAAATGGTGAAAATATAGGTAAAGCATTGGAACAATCATTTAAACAAATTATTGCTCAATTGACTGCAATGATTCTTAAGGCTTTAATATTTAAAGCTGTTATGACTGCTTTAGGATTGCCAACTGTAGGTGGAGGTGGAGGTTTAACAAGTTTGGCAAGTGATTTTGGCTCTACTCAAAATGGAGGTCAATTTGTATTACGAGGACAAGATTTATTATTAGCTACAAATAGAGCGCAGAAGGCATCTAATCTTAAAGGACAAAACATTAGTTTAGCATAATGGCATACGGATTAAGATATACAATAACGCAAGAGTTAAGAGATGGAACATCATTAATAGTTAAGATATACGAAAAAAGCTATGTTGGTGCAACAGTTACTCCATATATAGGAACAAATGTTTCTTTAGTACCAAATGCTACAAATGAAGACCCAATTGCTTTTATAATATCTTCGCAGTTAAATGTGTCTTTTATTATATCTGACCAAGACGATTACGATAATTTCCCTGACTTATTAAACTTTGATGAAACAAAATATTACGTTGAATTAGTTATTGATAACGTAATCAAATGGAGAGGTTTTTTACTAAACGATTATCTTCAAGTTCCATTTACAACAGGTAATCAAGAAGTAAGTATGACTTGTATTGATGGACTTTCATTTTTAAGATACATATATTATGATGGTGATGTAAATACAAATTCATTAATTAAATTAATTGACATTATTGGTATTTCTTTAAATCAATTGCCATTTGAAGATATGATATTTATTTATGCTTGTTGTTCTTACTATGCAGATGGAATGTTTGATAGAGGCGATGCTGGTGGCGATGAACCATTTAGTCAAACGTATCAATATAAAAGGGATTTTTATAAATTAGATTATTATACAATTTTAGAGAATATAATTAAAACTTTTGGTTGTAGATTATTCCAAGCAAATGGCAATTGGTATATTTTGCCAATGAATCAACAAGCTGACACAATATATTATACAAGATATGTTGTTGAAAATGCGCCAAGTGTAAGTGGTAATGGTATATTAACAAATACAATAAACATTCAACCTTATCAAGATGGTAATGTTCATTTTGTAAATAATAGTCAAACCAAAATAGTAAGAAAAGGATTCCCAACTATTGAATCAACTTTGCCTTATAATTACGCTGCAAATTATATATATAATGGAACTTTTAAATTTACTACTGGTTCTGGTTCTACATTAAGAGCTAATGGATGGAGTGAGTTTGAGGTTGCGCCATCAAGAGCAACTTTGGTTGTATTAAATGAAGATCAATCAAATAGATATGAAGTTTTTTATTTAGGTGGTAGCACAAATGCTTATATACAAAACTATTTTGCACTACCTACGGCTTATGAATATTTGCCAAAAATGTATGGTACAAGTGCTACATTGTCTTTTGAATTTCAAGGAGGAAATGCTGGGAATAAAATAAGAGTTTATATAACGGCTTTTATTGGTGGTGTAACTTATTATTTAAGAGATAATAATATTTGGTCAACTTCAGTACATTTTATAGATGTTACATATACTACATTTAATACTTATGTTAATAACACTATTGATATACCAATGGGTTATTCACAAGATTTAAGTTTGACTATTGAAGGTTTAATAGGAGTAAAGTTTGAAGCAGCTAATGGTGCGGTTGGTGGATATATCAAGAACGTTAAATTAACACAAAATGAAGCATCAATTAAAGAAGTTGTATTAACAAGAAATATTGGTTCAACATCTCAAATTGCAACTGATATAGACATTCCTTATAGTGCGATTTATCCATATCAAGGTGCATCACCAATACAAAATAATGTAGGTTTATTATTTGATGAAGATGGTGTTATTTGGAGGGATTGGTATAGATACGGATATCCTCCAGAAGATTTTGGTATGTTGGCTGAATTAGTTATGCGTCAATATTCAAACTTATTAAATAAGAATATAGCTACTTTAGAAGGTGATTTGGGTGCAATATCTGGAACAAATGGGTTTATTTATCTTGATAAAACATATACAATACAAGATTCAAGCACAAATGCTTTGTCTTATAATGGTAAGAAGTTTTTAATAAATAGGCTTACATCAAATCCTTATATGGATGAAACAAGCCAAATACAACTTTTAGAGATTACAATGGTTGATAATGCTTCAACTGCTACTATTGATTACATTGGAGATGTTACAATAGAAACTCCAAAAAGATATTTTAATAATGCGTAAATTTGTAATATGGGAGCAGTAATAGGAAATAACGTAATGCTTTATTGGCATAGAACAGATGTTGACCCAGAGGTTGATGTCGCTTTTGCGTGTAGTACAAATTGTACGTTTAATGTAAGCGTAGATCAAAAAGAGGTAACAAGCCAATCAAGTGCTTGGTTTAGAGAATATAAAAATGATGTGGCTACTTGGAATGTTACTTGTGATGGGTTGATTACTTTGACTGGTTTTTCTTATTTGTTTATGTTAGAAAAGCAGTTAGCAAGAGAACCAATAGAGATTAAGTTTGTAGTGGATAACGGAGTTGATGGTTTAACTATTATTAACGGAACTTGTAATATATCAAGTTTAGCAATAAACGCACCACAAAAGGATGTGGCTACTTACAATATTAGCCTACAAGGTACAGGTGCATACAATACAACAGGAACGGAGGTTGACCCAAGCGGTGTGATTATCGTAGGTTCAAATCCTGTTAAGACAAAAGGTTACACGGCAAGTGGTGGCGAAACATCAATTACTTTTGCGGACACAATCGGTTATGCTTGTTTGTACGTTTCAAGAGGTGGTGTGGATGCGCAAAACATTTTAACAACAGGAACTCCAACAGGTGATGATGTTAAGTTTATAAGTTCAACTGGGGTTCTTACTTTTGGTAGACCTTTAGAAGCTGGGGAGTATATTCGTGGATTATTTCAATAAAATATTATGAGTCAATTACAAGTTACAGGCGAAGCAAAGATTAGGGATATACAAGGTCCAGTAGTGGCTAATAGCGGGGTAATAACCGCTTTAGATGGTGCTGCTTCTCAATATGTACGAGGGGATGGTACTTTAGCTGATTTCCCTACATCAACAGGTGGAGGTAGTTCGGTTTCTTACTATCTTAATTCAAGTGTTTCACAAGGTACAATAGGAGGTGTTGCTTATAGAGAATTAAGTAAAGAGCCAATCATAGGTGCTGGAACTGACATTGCTATATCGGCTAATGGTTATGTAGCAAATTATATTACTGATGTTAATGACCCTGATGTAATATTGATTCCTGGCGGTAACTTTAATTGTGAGTTTTATTTTAGTGTAAACAATAACACAGGCAATCCTTTTACTTATGCTGAACTTTATAAGTATGATGGCACTACTTTTACCTTATTAGGTTCAAGCGTTGGTGTTCCAGAGTATATCAATCAAGGAACTGTAATTAACCCTTATTATTTTGCTATTCCTGTGGCTACTGCTACTTTAGCTTTGACGGATAGATTAGCAATTAGAATTTATGTAAACGTTGATGGTAGAACAGTTACTTTGCATACCGAGAATGGACATTTGTGTCAAGTAGTTACTACTTTATCTAAGGGTATGGTTTCTTTAAATAACTTAACTGACCAATCACAATTTATAACAACAGGAACAAGTGGTACTGACTTTAACATTGTTTCAAGTGGGGATACGCATACTTTTAACCTACCAAGTGCAAGTCTTACAAATAGGGGATTAGTAACAACAGGCAGTCAAACATTTGCAGGTGCAAAGACTTTTGAAAATAATCTAAATATAAATGGTCAATTATTTGTATTTGGTTCTACTGGTTATGGTGGCGGTGTTAGTTATCGTCAAGGAAATATTTTAGCAACAAGTGATGGTAGTACTACTCTTGAATTTCCAGATGAAAGCAGTATTAAATATTATGTAGGTCAAGGAAGTAATACTTATAAGAATTTCATATTTGATGTTGCTAATATAACTATAGGCGCAACAAGAACATATAATCTACCAGATTTAAGTGGCACTCTTGCTTTAACAAGTGATTTAAGTTCATACGTTCCTTATACAGGAGCAACAGGGAATGTTGATTTAGGAGGGAATAGTTTAACTGCTTTTGGTGTTACTGCAAATAGTTTTTATGCACAAGGAAATGGTACGCAAGGCGGTTATTTATATTTAAAACAAGGAACAATTCCTTATGGTACTTTAGCAGGTTCAAATTCTATATCGGCAGATGGAACAAAATATATATATCTTTCTGATGCTGGTTCTAATAATTCTAAAACTGCAATATTTCAATTAGGTTCAATAACTAACAATACTGAAAGAACTTACACCCTGCCAGACATTACTGGTACTTTAGCACTTTTAGAAGGTAGTCAAACATTTAGTGGCAGTAAGACATTTAGCGTAACAACAATTCAAGATGCTGGTATTGTATTAAAAAATGGAGTTAGCCCAACTCCTCCAACAGGATATGTTGGTTTATCAAGCAATGGGTCAGGTATAAGCATTGTAACAAGAAGCGGTATTACAACTTATAATAATAATTTACAATTTACTTCAACTTCAAGTAATGATTATAATTTCCCAAATGTTACAGGAGTAATGGCAATGCTTGAAGGAACGCAGACATTTACAGGGGTAAAGAGTTTTGATACAGGAGTCTTAATTAAAAATGGCGTTTCCCCAACTGCAAGTGGATATACAGGAATAGGAGCAGGGACAAGTGGTATAACTGTAAGTTTAGGTGCAGGTGGTGGAGGTTCTTTAATATTTCAATCAACAAGTTACAATTACACCTTCCCTGCTGCAAATGGTACTCTTGCCCTTACAAGCGACCTATCTGCTTACCTACCTTTAAGTGGAGGTACGCTTACTGGTGCTTTAAGTGGTACAAGTGCTACGTTTAGTACAGAGGTAACAAGTTCTGGAAGTCAAGGAAGATTTGGAGGTTGGTCAACTGGAGCTGGTTATCAAGGAAATGCTTTAGAGGGTGGTGTAAGTGGAGGAATTGCTACATTGATTGGTTATAATAGAACAAGTGGTGCATATATTCCAGTTTTAATAGGAGGGAATACAAATCAAACTACAACTATTGGTGGAAATACAATTGTTTTGCAAAATAATGGTACAACTGCTTTAACAATAGCTTCTACTGGTGCTGCTACATTTAACGCTTCTGCATCTGCTCCACAATTTTATATAACAAGGGCTGAACAAACAAATCAAGGATTTAGCATTCAAGCTGGAGGTGGAGAAACAACTTTTAATAGTTACGAAGGGACTAATTCAGTTTATGGCGAATATGTATTTAAAAGTACAAAAGGTTCTACAACATTAGAACGAATGAGAATAAATGGTTCTGGTAACGTTGGAATCGGAACAAGTAGTCCTAATAATTATAGTGGTTTTACAAACTTACAAGTTAATGGAACAACTAATGGATTAGTTCAAGTAACAGGTTCTTCGGCTACAACAGGTTCTTTTTATGCTGGTAATGGACAAGGACAAATTGGAACTTCTTCTAATCATCCTTTTATACTTTTTACTAACGATACCGAACGAATGAGAATCACATCGGGAGGTGATTTGTTATTAAATACAACAACTACTTCTAATTCATCATTATATGTAGTAGCTAAAAGTAATTCAGATGGTATTAAATCTTCTGTTACTACAAATGGTTGGACTGCATTTACTGCATTAACTCCAAATACAACTTGTCAATCAGCATTTTTCATTTGTGCTGGGAATACTGCAGGATATATTTCGCATCCAAGTACAACAACTACAACTTATTATACTGGGCCTTCCGATTTAAGATTAAAATCTAATATAAACGAATGGAACGAAAGTGTTTTACATTTATTTTCTAAAATAAAACCTAAGACATATAATCATATTGCTGACAATGATGAATCAATAATTTATAAAGGATTTATTGCACAAGAAATGGTTGATAAATTCCCAGAAGCATATCAAAAAGATAGAGATGGATATTATGCAAATAATCCAACTGGATTTATCCCTTATTTAGTTAAAGCAATACAAGAACTAACACAAAAAGTAAACGAATTAGAAAGTAAAATAAAATAATATGAAATATTGGTACATTAATCAATTAGACTGCGTTCCACAAGATGGTGATTTAACAGACTTTGTGGTAGTCGCACATTGGAATCGCAACGCTAAAGAAACAATTAACGGAGTAGAATACTTTGCAAGTGTCTATGGCGCACAATCATTCTCAAAGGATGATGTTACTAACTTTATCCCTTACGAGGACTTAACCTATGACATAGTTTGTGGTTGGTTAGATGCTTCAATAGATGTTGCTGCTTTAGACCTTAATTTAGACCAACAAATAGAGAATCAAGTTAATCCACCGATTGTGGTATTGCCTTTACCTTTTACTAACCCATAGGCACAATGAGGACTGTTAAGGACTATTTAATGATTATTGTTACCTTCTTTGGATGCGTGTACCTTTATGAATATACGCATAAGCCAGACGTTAAGTATGACTTTAGTGATCTAAGGAACTACAATAAGATTAAAGAGATTCATGACACGATTTATAGAACCAACGTGACAACCAGGTGGGTGAAAGGAGACTCGATTCCTTATATTGTACTAGATTCTGTACAGAATTTCGTACATGATACTGTATTTGTTTTAAGGGATTATAATACCATAAAAGCCTATTCCGACACTATTAGACAAGATTCTAATACCTTTGTCATAGAAGATACTATTTCACAAAATAGCATCAAATCAAGGTCTTTTACAGCTCAAATCAAGGAAAAAACTATTCTCGTAAAGGAGTTTTATGCTGAAAAAGCTAAGAATACCCTTTATTGGGGCTTTAGAGGCGATTTTAGCCCTTCTAATGGCTTGGAAGTACTAAGTCCTGGTTTGATATTAAATGCCAAAAATAAGGCTCTAATAGGGCTTAATGTAAATATTAATAAAAATAATAATATAGGATACTCAGGTAGCTTATATTTTAAAATAGGTAAAAAATAATGAAGTTTTTCAAGGATATGGTTTCAGGAGGTAGTGAAGTAAGCTCTAAAAGAGTGGCTGGTTTATTAGCATTATTAAGTGCAATAATTGGCATATTTACAGCGTTATTACCACAACTTGCTTTTGATTCTTTACTTATGTATTCAGCGACTTTATTGTCAGCTAGTGTTGTAACGTCAATTTTTAATAAGAAATAACAGATATAATGAGCAATTTCGACCAATTAGATAGCGATTTAACACCTTTGGGTGTAGTAACAATGGCTATTTCATGGCTAGATATTTTTGGAGTAGTAGTGTTAAACCCATTACTACAAACTATCGTTTACTTGATGACTATTGTTTGGTTAGGAATGCAGATGTACGGCTTCATAAAAAAGCAGTTTAGAAAAAAGTTCTAATTTAGTGTATCATGCAATTATCAGCACACTTTAATCTAGCAGAATTTACTCGTAGCGAATCAGCTAAAAGACATGGTGTATCTAACCAACCAACTCCTGAACACATAGAGAATATCAAGATACTTTGTGAAAGAGTATTAGAACCAATCAGAATGAAGTTTGGTCCTATTATCATTTCTAGTGGCTATAGAAGTAAGGTTCTCAATCATTATATAGGTGGAAGTTTAAGGTCACAGCATTGCGAAGGTAAAGCAGCAGATATAGATATGGATAATATTCCAGGTGTGACTAACAAACAGATTTTTGAATACATAAAGAATGAGCTTGAGTTTGATCAGCTAATTAACGAGTTTAATTATGGATGGGTTCATGTAAGTTACAATGTAGGTAAGAACAGAAGACAGATATTAGATGCTTTAAAAGTAAACAATAAGACTGTATATTCTAACCACAAAATCTAACCAAACCAAAACCACATATAATGAGCAAGAAAAATGTCCTTATCGTGGGCGATACACACGAGCCATTCTGTCATCCAGGCTATAAAGCTTTTTGCTATGAAGTAGCGAATAAGTTTCAA